TAACATAAATTGTCGTAATTTACGACTACTATACCCTTTGAAACTCAGAAATTCACCATAACTAATGTTGTTTAGAAAAATGTTTTTTGAAGTGTCTAATTTACTTAAATCAGATAATGATTTTATAGCTCGTTGCATATATAATAATTATACATTTTCTGTAGGATCTTCTTTTTTACGCAAATTTAAACTTTGTTTCATTCTATCAAATTCCAAAATTACTTTATAAAATCCTAACGGAAATAATAGATGCCATAAAGGATGACCATATTTAGTATATTTATTACAATAATGTTCTGAAATAATCCAACAAGTAGCTCCTACAAATGATATACCCAAATTTGTTTCGTATTTTATTTTATACTGTTTTGCGACTCTATAAATCATGACTAATGTACCTCCAATATACACACCAAAAATAGAGGGGAATAAATAATCATTATTGATAATAGTGTTAGAAACTAGAAAAATATACATAAATGCAGTATTAAATCTATTAATATTATTCCGTTTTATTGACCTTTTATAATACATATTAATTAACCCCCATAAACCAAAATAATTTGCTAGAATCATAGATATTTCATCACCTTGTTTTCCAAACCAATTTAAAAAATAATGATAATGAAAACTAGCAATACCATTTACAGCTAACATGCAAGCTACATTGTATAGTAATGGATACGTAGGAAAACCATATATAAATGGAACTATAGATATAATAAGTGATGTATATGCATTCCATGTTTCAGGACCTTTAAAACCTTGCAAACGAGATTCACAGAAGTTATGATTAAATGTAATATTTTTATTTTCAATAGGCATAAACCGCTGATAATCATAAACATCTATTTTTAAGGCTAAAGGCATATTATCGTAAGTCCAGTTATTAAAACCATTAATAGTTATAATTTGACAAAAAAATAAACATATGATAAGTACATTCATATTGACTATACATATAAAAAATTGTTTATATTGATATTTTATTAATCAAATTTTTATAGATTTTAGATTACTAGTAATAACTGTTCCAGGAGTATCCGTTTTTGTTATATTTTTAATAAAAGTATAGTTAATATCAACATTTTTTTCACTTTTACGTTTTGAATTAGTTTTACACAATACAGCACCTTGAGTGACGACTTGTCGAAGTTGTTTTTTATCCAGTTTTTCAAAATTAGAAATATGAGCAATTACATGAGAAGATGATGTATTATCTAAATGAAACCAAATGTCATTATCATGTGAATTATCTATAATATTAAAATTATCTTTTGCATTTTTACCAATACTATAAGATATCTCTTGATTTAATGACGGAATAAAAATTTGTTTTACCATTTTGAAATTAATGAAACTAAATTTAATACACAATTAAAATCAATTTTTTAAAATCAATATAAACATATTTTATTGAGTTATTCTATTGTGTAGAAATGCCAACTATTAGTGAAGACATTAAACTAGATTTTAGTGATGTTTTAATAGTTCCAAAGTCTAGTTCGTTAAAATCACGTAATGATGTAAATTTAGAACGAGAAATTAAATTTACACATAGCGAACGAACATGGAAAGGAATACCAATTATGGTGGCCAATATGGATACAACTGGAACCATAGATATGGCAAGAACTTTGCAGAAAAAACATATGATAACGTGTTTGCATAAATTTTATAATCCGGAAGATATACCAATTGATGAGTTAAATCGAGATTATTTTACAATAAGTTGTGGAACAAGCGATGCAGAAATGGAAAAATTAGAAAAAATGGTGCAAACAGTTGAACCACATTTTATTTGTTTAGATGTAGCAAACGGTTATTTGGACAATGTAATAAATAGAATACGATATATTCGTGAAAAATATCCAAAAATTACATTGATAGCAGGAAATGTAGTAACACCTGAATTGGTTACAAAATATTATGAAAATGGTGTAGATATAGTAAAAATGGGTATAGGTTCAGGAAGTGTTTGTACAACACGTTTGAAAACAGGAGTAGGTTATCCTCAATTTAGTTGTATTAATGATACAAAGAATAATATACCAGAAGGTTGTTACATAATGTCAGATGGTGGTATTCAGCAAATGGGGGATTTTTCAAAAGCATATGGTATTGGTGCTGATTTTGTAATGTCAGGTGGCATGTTTGCAGGTCATGATGAATGTTCAGGATATATAATAGAAGAGAACGGAATTAAGTATAAAGCTTTTTATGGTATGAGTTCAGCAAACGCAATGAAAACTCATTATGGAAAAGTAGCTAATTACAGAAGCTCTGAAGGAAAATGTGTAAAAATAAAACTACGTGGTCCAGTAGAAGATACAGTGCAAGATATGCTAGGTGGTATTCGTTCAACTATGACATATGTAGGTGCAAAAGAATTAAAGGAATTATACGGAAAGTGTGATTTTATTCGTGTAAATAACACTGTAAATAGAATATATAATAATAACGAAATTTAAATTATCTGCATTATGAAATGCAAATAATTTAAAACTCTGGCTCATGCTTCTTAAATAAACAACCTTGAGTAGATAGATTTTGTATTTCTACTATAATATTTGGATCTTGCAGACTAGAAACGCTTAACCAAATTTTGATAATACAAAAATTCTTTTTCGGTGAAATAGTAATACCATTGATATATTTATTGTATTTACTATCATTACAAAGGCTGTTTCCACATAGTAAATATACAAGTTTTCTCCAAATATCTACTACAAACTTATTACTAACTTTATATGAAAAACAACCACCGTTTCTATTTTGAGAATCCTCCCACATAGGCGTAATACCTTCTTTCATTACAAACAACATGCAATTTTTGATAATTCCATCATGCAGAGACTCATTTACTTTAATAACATCAGTCATACAGTCAATGCTTTTACGTATAGCAATGTAGCTAGAGAGATTCCAATTTTTATCTTGTGGTAAATGGTAATACATATCCCATTTATCATTTAAAGAATAAGATTGGGTTGGAGTACTCACCGCATCCATAGCTTACCCGTATATTATTTCATAATTTATTCTTTATATCATTTTATTTTTTGAATGCTGTAACCATTTTGATTAAGTAAAATATATTCATTATTAGTCAATTCAAATTCATCCAAATTATCATCTGTTATTTTGATAGTATAATTATTAGTAAAAACAAACTCATCAGACATAATAGTATAATCAAACCAACGTTTTAAAAATATAGAAGATAATATTTCATTACCAACTATGAAATACGATTTAGGTATATCTATAGTAACATGACAATAATTATCATGGTATTCAACCTCAAAAAAAGGATTACTTATGCTGTCCATTTCACTATTCCAAATATCAAATAATCTACGTTTATTGTGTGTGCATAAATACATATTATTATATTTCAACATATAAAAATTTTTTATATCTATATTTGATGTATCTTCTGAATTTTCTTTAGAAAATGGCTTTAAAATATTATGAATTACCATGTTTGAAATATCTTCATTTTTATTGAAATGTATATGTTGATAATTTTCTACTAATTTATATATATTTTCACTTCTATCTAATTTATATATATTTTCACGTCTATCTAAATACATAGTAGAAAGAAGAAACCAATAATTACCAAACGGTTCTACTTTAACATTATTTAAATTTCCATAAACAGACAAATAAAGATTATAGAAAAAATCGACAGTTATATGAATATCTTCATTATTTTTATAAATAGTATTCAAACATTCTGTGACAAATGTAAAACCTTTATTATACAATAAAATACCCTGAAGTGCTATATTTTCATAATCAACAATTTCAATTAGTTTGTTAGTTCCATATTCAAAATATTCTTTTAACTGAAAATATTCATTAATATCAGTATCATTAATTTGAAATAATTCTAAAAAAGATTTACTAATTTTGGAAAACATATATATACTGGATATTACTATAAATAAATACATATATTTATTTTTCATTTATGTTTAAATTATTTTTTTTTGAAATAAAATAGAGTTATAATATAAATAATTATATGCCAAAATTAGACAAAGGATTGTTTATATTTCATCGTGATTTTCGTATTAAAGATAATATAGGTTTAATAGAACTTAGTAAATTAGTCAATAAACTATATGTATGCTTTATATTTACTCCAGAACAAGTAACTGAAAAAAATAAATACCGTTCTATAAATTCTATACAATTTATGATAGAGAGCTTAGAAGATTTGGAAGCAGATATACAAAAAAATAATGGTAAATTAATGTTTTTTTATGGAGAAACAAATAGTATAATTAAAAGTATTATGAGAAATATGGAAATAGATATAGTTGCATTTAATAAGGATTATACACCGTATGCTTTGAAAAGAGACAATGATATTATAGAATTATGTAAATCTGAAAAAAAACAATGTAATACATATTCAGATTATTATTTATATGAACCAGGAACAATAAAAACAGATACTTCAAACGTTGCTTATAAAAAATACACTCCTTTTTATAGAGCAGTGCTAGATAAAAATGTTGATATGCCAAACAATAAAAAGATTAGTAATTTTTCAAAACCAAGAGATTTATTAGAGAATACAACATTAAGTGATATGTATAAAAAGTATGCTGCTGATAATCAAGAAATATTAGTAAGAGGAGGTAGAAAGAACGGAATAGAAAAATTATCAAAAGCAGTTAATAATCAGTTGGAATATGACGAAAAAAGAGATTTTTTCAAAGAAAAAACAACACATCTTTCTGCTTATATTAAATTTGGTTGCGTATCAATAAGAGAAGTTTATCATTCATTTAAAAATAAGTTTGGCGTTGAACATGGTTTGATAAGAGAAATAATATGGAGAGAATTCTTTGCACATGTTTTATATGCATATCCTGAAGTAGTAGGACAATCATACCAACCTAAATATCGTAATTTGAAATGGGAAAATAAAAAAGAATACTTTAATAAATGGAAAAAAGGAGAAACTGGAGTGCCATTAGTAGATGCATGTATGCGTGAAATGAATAGTACAGGTTATATGCATAACAGAGGGAGAATGACAGTAGCTAGTTTTTTAATAAAATCATTATTAATAGACTGGAGATGGGGTGAAAAATATTTTGCAACACAATTAACAGATTACGATTTAGCTAGTAATAATGGTAATTGGCAAGGTATAAGTGGAACCGGTGTAGATATGAAACCATATTTTCGTGATATGAACCCATGGTTGCAAAGTAAGAAATTTGACAATGATACTAGCTATATAAAAAAATGGGTGCCCGAGTTGCAATCAGTAAAACCATCAGATATTCATGAATGGCATACAACTTATAAAAAATATACAGATGTTAAATACCCACCACCAATTGTAGATTATTTTAAAAGAAAAGATAAAATGATAAGTATGTATAAAAAAACATAATTATTTTATTTCATTATTTTAGGGATGTTAAGTGTTAAAAATTTAACAAGACATCGTATAGATAAGTTATTTAAATTAGCAGATCATGTACGGGTTAGCAATCAAAACAGTTTATCTGGAAAAATTTTAGTAAATGCTTTTTTTGAACCAAGTACAAGAACTTCATTATCATTTGAAAGTGCAATGTATAGATTAGGTGGAAATGTGATAACATTTAATAAAGAAGTATCCAGTATAAAAAAGGGTGAATCCTTTCATGATACAATAAAGACTCTTTCTCTTTATGGTGACGCTATGGTAATAAGACATCCAGATAAGGGAGCGGTAGAAGAAGCATCTAAAATATCAGATATTCCTGTAATCAACGGAGGTGATGGAGATGGAGAACATCCAACCCAAGCGTTATTGGATTTATATACTATATATAAATCATTTCCAACTATAGAAAATTTAAAGATTCTCTTTATAGGCGATATAAAACATTCTCGCACAGTAAATTCTCTTCTTGATATTTTAAAAGTATATCCTCGAAACAAAATATTTTTTTTACCATATTATGATCGAGAACCAGATTATGAACTACAATATAATACTTCAAATAATCATACACAATATATAGAAGATTTATTAGTAAGAGAACAAGATATATGCTATGAAGATTATGATGTATTCTATTGTACTCGTATGCAAAAAGAACGTAGCGAAGGAAAATCAAAGGTGGATTTTATAATAGATAATAAAAAAGTTGAATTAATGCATGAAAATGCAATAATTATGCATCCATTACCTAGAAATGAAGAAATATCACTAGAAGTTGATAAAAGCAAAAAAAGTAAATATTTTCAACAAATGGAATATGGAATAGATATTCGAATGGCATTATTATTAGAGATTTTTAATGTGGTAAAATAAATATAAGATTAACAAGTATATAAATACTTTGATTTTAACATATTAATACTATGATATTAATATGTTTTCTTTTACTTTTATTACGTACGTATAGTTTTCGTAGTTGTAATGCAGGTAGATATTTAAGTATGATAGATCATAATTGGTATGTTATTGGTGAAGCTGATAAATATTGTAATGTTAAACCGAAAAAAGTAACTATTAATGATACACCAATAACTGTATGGAAAGACAATCATAATCGTTATTCTGGAATATATGATGTATGCCCGCATCGAGGTGCATCTTTATCAAAAGGTCGAATCGATAAAGAACATAACTGTGTAGTATGCCCATACCATACATTTAAATATAATACGCATGGTAGATTAGTTCAAACGCCTGGACAAAAACAATTACGGGGTAATCAACATTACAATTACCGTACTGATGTACCTTATTTTAAAATTGTAAATTTAAATAATTGGCTTTATTTAAATAATCGTCCAATTTTTGATGTAAAAACAGACTTGCCTGATCAAAATACAATTTGGTTGGAACCAGAAGCTGGAAATGATTCATTTCGTTCAATTAGTCTAAGTAAGGTTTTTAAAATGGATGCTCGAACTGTAACAGAAAATTCTTTGGATATTTTACATATTTCTGAGGTTCATAGCTTTGGTAATAAAAAACGTCCATTGCCATTATCTGAAAAGTTAGAAAAGGTAGCTGAAGGGCATCATAAATATATATATGAATACGAAGCGGGTGAAGATTCTATGGCCGCAAAGGTATTTGGTAAAAAGAAATTAATAGTGGAAAATGAATATATTCTACCTCATTATACAGTTGCGAGAGTTATCTTTGGTGATTTTATTAATACAGTTGTAACATCAGCATTACCTATAAATGATCAAGAAACACGTTTATTTGTAAAGACGTATAGAAATAATTGGGTGTTTAATATCCCTTTCGTAGATGATTTATTTGATGAAGTTACCAAAAAAATGATGGATAAAACATTATGTGAAGATAAAGCTGTTATTGAACAAATTTATTCCAAATATCGTGATGGTAATTACATAACAAAATACGACGATTTAACTCAATTGTATAGAGAGGATTATCATAATTTGGTAAATAGAAACACTTAAAAATAATAATAAAAATTATATATTATTATTTTCACTACCTATGTTCTTTCTTCAATACTCATTTTTTTGTATTTTTCATATAGTATAAAATCTTCTTTATAAAATTCTTTTAGAAAATTTATAGATGTTTCACTTAGTTCATGATTAATTTTTTTTGTACTATTTTTATTTTTTATAACACACTTCATATTATATTTTTTTGTTAAATATTGGATCTCCTCGTTTAAATTATCCATTATAAGTACAAATTTCGGATTGTTTATCCAAAAGTATTGCTGAGCATAAGTCCATTTATACTCGAGTAAATTAGAGCCTATTTTATGACTATCATTTTTAATCATATTCATTAAATATGGATAATTATCATCTTCTGGATTCATCCATATTTGAACCCATTTTTCTGGCGTATCTATTTGCTTTTCAATCAAACATTTCACATGAGAAGCTTTTGCCCATTTTTGTAGAGAATAATTAACAGCGGAAACAAACCTATCTATTGGATTTCTAATTATAACTAACTGATTTTGTATATCTTTATCATATACATCAGTATTATGGCCTTTATATATTAACTTTTCTCTATTTCTATTACAGATTTCTTTTATCGAAGTACCTGCATTTTTGGGTATATGAATAAAATTTATTTTTACCATATATTTGTTATTATTTATATACATATATCTTTTATACACTTCATATAATATATTATAAAAATTATATTAAGTTAATGATTGGATTTTTCAAGTATGTAGATAATAAAAAATATTAAATATCTAAACTGATAACATTCTTATCGGATTTATTTCTCTTTCTATTTGATTTATGAGGAACATTTGGATTTTGAATGTCTTTTAAAGAACTTGCAGAAATCATAGAATCATTATCATTACTTACTGTATTGGTGTCTTTACGAATATCTACTGTGCGTGTTTTTAAACCAGATAGGATATCATCAATTTCACTAGTTTGAGGTCCCTTCATTTCGGGTCTAGCAGTAGGTTTGGGTTTGGGTGGTTCATTTACAGATGTCATACCATTATTCAAATCAACTCCTTTTTCTTGAAACATAGCTCCACGACTAGCATTTATATCTGGACGATTACTAGGTGTTTCTGTAAATGTCATGCCTGGTCGAGGAGGAGGAGGTCTATTTTGAGTTTCTACTGGAGCAGGGGGAGGAGGTCCTCTAGGTTTATTCATCTGATCTTGCATTAAATTATTAGCAAATTCAAAACCAGGAGATTGTTGGCTCATAGTATTGACAGTTGCATCTGTGAACATACGCATAAGCTCAGGACTTTGTTTAATTACATCATTAAACCCAGGTGTTGCACTAGACAATGCTTTATTAGAAAAGTTTAATACTGCAGCACTAAATCCTAGTCGTAATAACAAAGATAGCTCCGGAGCCATTTTTCCACCTTTATATTTATCATGAAGCTCTGCAAATATCTCTTCATAACTATCAATATCCTCACTAATTTGCTCACCCCAACCATCCAAATTTAAATCAAAAGGATTAAAAGCTGCGTTCGCATATTCTACCGAATTTACAAATGTCATAAACCACCACCCCTGCAATTTTATAGAATCCTTCTTTCTTTTTTCTTCCATAATTGTTTCATATTCATCTTCAATTTCTTCGAAAGAAGAGTCCATACTTAAATCATTATTTTGTTTAATATGACCTTTATCATACCATTCTTCCATTTTTTTCAACATCATACGTTTTTTTCTACGTTTCTCTCTTTCATTCATAGAAGGTCTAGGTGCTGCAGCTGGCATTTCATTCATTTTACTATATCCATCCCAGGTTTTTGTTGTACCAATACTTTCGCGAGTTGCAAATCCAAGATTAGCGTCTGTTTCGGGCTCAGATTCATTGATTTTTATATTTTCACTAGGTTCTTCTGATTTCATAAAACCGCCTAAACCAAACATATCAGAAGCCATCCCACTTAGTGTCTTTGAATCACTATTACTAGCAGGGGCAGGAGCTTTTGTAGCTCCTTCAGATAGTTCGTTTAACTCACTTTCTAGATCGTTAAGATCTCCTAAATCTAATTTTACATTTTCATTACCTGGACGGTTCTTATCATTCATCAATAATTCAATTCCCGATCCAAAATTTACAGAAGGGGTATCACTAATATTAATAGATACGGGTTCTTCTATATCAGTAGCTCCAATATCAATTACGTCCATGACTTATGATATTTATACAATATTTATTTTTAAATCATCCGCATAATATATTATTTTTTTATCTTTAAAAAACCATAATCCTTGTAAAAAAGAGTCTGCTAAATCATCTTTTTTTGTGGTATTCATTGAATCTTTCCATTTTTGCAAATGATCATTACTATCAAGTATAACCGTTGTGTAATAAATTCCGTCTTTTTTATTTTCTTTATAGTTTGGATTATTTTTTGGTTTATATTGACTATTTGTGATCGGTTTATCAACAAATTCGTTTTTTAATGAAATATCAGTAAATTGTTTTAATTTGTGAGAAGATGAAACAAAAAATATATGTATATCTTCATTTTTCATAATAAAATATTGAGCTAACATACCTTGTATTGTTTTCATTCGATTTGCTATTGGAGATATTTGATTCTCAATAATAACATGAGTTATTTCATCAATATTTGGTAGATTATTCAAACATTGTTTCATATTTTTTCCAATATCTATTAAATCAATTTCACCGGCAGTTTTTTTTTTACTGGCTTTTATTTGTTGAAAACATTTATTTTGAAAAAAATTATAAAGACCATTTACTATTTCATCTTTTTTAGGTTTTGTTTTTTCATAATCCATAAATAAAAAATGGCTTCTTGCTATTTTTAGTAATTCATCTATTTTCTGTTTTTTTAAATAAGGGAGTTCATTCTGTTTTGCAGGAATTAAATATTGTGTGTTTTTTTTTGCATGTTTTTCACAAAAATAATCATTATTTTTATGGTATTTTGCCTTTTTACCACATATTTTACCTGGGTCACTTTTTCTCTTTCCAGGCATCATAAAACAACAAGTTTCGTTTATTTCGGTTTGTTCATTCATTAAATTGAGAACCCCCCAATCAAATATATTTATAGATTTATCTTTATAATCTAAATAACAATAAGCCATATTTTTAATACCAATATCAAAACTGATTAATTTAATAGACATTTTATATGAAACATATACATTATTGTTTATGTTTCATATATCAAAAAATATTTATTTATTTTTTTCCACTATTTTCAGGCATTACCTGTTTTTTAATAAAGTTTTCTTGTGTAACTACAGGAGATACCTTTCTAGCATATAGTTGTTCTCTTGTTAAATAATTGGTTTTCAAATCACTAGTAGTGTGTCCTAGAGGTGTGCTATTATCTAATACAGATGAAAATGCATGAGGAGATTTCATTTTTTGATTTATTTGATTAGATTGAATACTAGGTAAATCAATAGGACGAGAATTGTATCCATTATCATTGGAAGATGACAAAAAATTATTTTTCATAATTTCTGGAGCATTCTTTGTTAAATAACGACGATATTCCCAGTTAGACTTGATATTATTGTCCTCTAACAACTTTTTATTTTCTGTAGCATGAGGTTGCCAAGATGCTGTAATAGAACGACCATCATTCATCAATGGAGGAACATTAGGATATTTATTATTTGTATGATAACCTCTTTCAGACTGAGGTATTGTTTCCTTTAAAGCTGGGTAAGCAGTATCTACATTTTGTGCATTTGAGAAAAAATTGGAAAACATTATAATATATGATTTTATATTATAATAAGAGAATAGTTTTTATTCTAATTATTATTACTTTCTAATAATGCGATTAATTCATTTTTTTTCATTTTACTCGGATCACTTGCCAAACCTTTTTCAATTACTAAGGATTTTAATGAAGGTACATTCATCTTTTTATAAACTTCACTAGTATTTACAGAACTATGTGATACATTATCACTTTCCTCTAAAGTCTTATCTCCTTCTATTTTATTTACTTGTATTTCTTCAATCATATCAGTATTTATTTCAACAGGTGGTTCTTCTGTTTCATCCATATTTTCGTTTATTTCAGAAACTACAGATCCAGGTGCATCTTCTAGGTTGTCTAAAGATTCATCAATATCAACAGAAATTACCTTTACACTATCATCATCATCATCTCCTTCAATTGAATTTTCTTCTATACTTTCTTCTTCATCTTCACTATCACTGCAACTATCAGTTTCTTCTTCGCTACTTTCATTATCATCGTCAATATCATTAGTGTATTTATTTATTATATTACCATTGTTATCAATAAGATCAGGTAATGATGTATCATCTTCACTCAATTCAACTTGAATTTTATTTGATGGAAGAGGACTAAAAGTAGGGGCATTTTGTGATGCATCCATAGATTCAGAAGGGAAACACATATTATCACCACGTTTAATAGATGATAGTTCTTGTACCATATTATTAAGGATTTCAAACATAGTTTCACTGCTCTGTTCAAGCTTACTAATTCTTTGTTTAAAATGATAAAATAACATTAATAGCAAAACGCAACTTATACCTAAAGTTATAAAAAACATAGATTCTAGCATACTGGCTAATTTCATTACAATAGAGATATACTATATTAAATTATACATAACGAATGTCTAAATTATTTTATTAATTATTAATTATTAGCTTCTTACAAAAAAATAAGAGTACAATATATATTGTATTATGAACCGTTCATTTGAAAATACTTTAACTCCTGTAAAAGAGGAAAATACTATGAATGAATTTTCCAATGATTTATTTAGTGGAAAGAACTTTATTATCTTGCTATTAACAGGTTTATTAATATTATCCTTTTTAGGAATAAATTTACTAATGATTTTAGGAAATTGGATACAAGTAGTAATTAGTATTTTTGGTCCATTAGTAACACAAATATTATCTGTTCTAGGTTACACTACAGGTACTGTACTAGATAAGACGGAAGACGTAGCAACAACAGTAGCAAAGGCTGGTGTAGATATTGCTGGTGGAACAGTTCAATCAGTAGCAGATTTACTAAAACAAGCTAGTTCTGGTAATGTAGATCCTAAAGCCAGAGCAGCATTAGATCAGTCTCTAAGCAGTAATGATAACAAACAAACAAGTAAGTTATTTAATTATAAAGAACCTGAGTCTGATAGCAGTGAAACACCTATTCAGAAACCAATAACTTCTGATAAAATGACATGGTGCTTGGTAGGTGAATATGAAGGAAAACGAGGTTGTGTTGAAGTTGATGATGCTAATAAATGCCTTTCTGGACAAGTATTCCCTTCACAACAAATGTGTTTAAACCCAACAAAAACAGTATATGTTCATAGTCATTCTCCTTAAAAAAATTAAATAATTATTAGATTATAATTATTTAACTAATAAATTTTTATTTATAGTTTGGATCTACTTAAATTAGCAATTGTATAAATATATTTATCATTTAACTCATATTTAGAGCCAATAATGCTAACTACCAATCGTTGTCCCTCTTTAATATCTGAAAATTCTTTATTTGTAAAATGATGATCTCTAGCAATAAATACTGTCACGGGAATATTTCCATCTTCATCAACTACTTCTGCATGAACACCAGCCTTCGTGATGGTTTTTGTTACACACTCCATTAGCATACCTTCAACTGGGTGACAGAGCATACATTCATACACTGTCTGAAACTCGATATTAGCATTGATTATATTTCCGGAAGAATAAGTTAATACATTTATTGATCCCGGTTTAATAAATCCTTCTGGAATACATTTACCTTCACACTTCTTTTGAATTGTTTTTTCTAAATTTTGTTTAACATTCTTACCTACTTGATTTATAGATAATATAACTTTAGTTGTCAAAACAGATGGGCTATATACACCATAAATTGTTTGCGTTTTTCCCTGTTTCTTTTCTTGTTGAATTTCCATCTTAATATAATAAGATATAATAACTTTATATCTTGTTATCAATTTTATAAAATTACTTTTGAGCGATCTCACTAGCTAATGATTCTGTAATATCTAAAAACCATAATTTGCCACTGTTAGATTCGTTATAATATCTCATTATACATTCTAATAATACGCACAAACCAGGTTTTAATAATTTATCAAAATCTTCACTGTTATAACTAGGCCAATCAGATGTATTATATGGATTATTGTTAATAATAGGTTTTATTCTATGTAATATATCAACCTTTCCTAATTTTTCACATATAACACCTCTGTTTGCTTTATCATCTTTCAAAGTTTTTAATTTAAAAGTAATCTCATTTTTGAAAATACTCATAAAACCAAATACATCATTTACTTTTGTACTATTTATTACAAATTTATCTTGAACTTGCTTTTCAAATAATATAACTTCAGTGGGTTTTGCTTCAACTAATACAGTATTTGTATTAGAAAATATATATAATGTATTCTTATTGTTTGATGGAAGCAAAATACTTCGTTTTTCACCATTTATCATTATCTTTTTGTCATAATATTCTTTTATCAATGCATAGTATTTTTTATCAGAAGATAGACTAAAATTATATAAACGAGTTACTAACAATAAATGTTTATCTGATGGTAACATATCTAAGTAATGATGTACAAAGATTTTTTCTAATAATGTTTCCGATATTTTATATGTATTTATTAAAATATCATATATCTTACCAGCGTTCTTATACCAATTTGAACCATTGTCGTTTAATTTGAATTTATCTCTCATCTGGGATAGCGACCGTTTATTGATCGAATCAATATTTCCATATTTTTCGGTTAATTTCACTCTAATATCTCTTTCGTGATGTACTTGTTCTATTTCTTTAGTTAGATCACTTATTATATTATCTACATTTAAATCAAAATTAATTTCTGCAACTTTTTCAGATTCCTTTGGTTTTTTTCTTTCTTGCTTTTCTTTTTCGATTGGTAATTCCATTTCTAAACTTTCATATTTCAAATCTATAGGTATTTCTCTTTCATATAAAGTAGCATATTCATCGGTAATTTCAAAAGGCTGAAAAACATAATAATTTTCTTTGTTAATTAAATAACCATAACGACCGAATCTATCAACAATATGTTCGGATTTATTATTTACAAACTGAGATAATGCATAATCAATATGCTCAATAGGATAGCTATGTTGCAATAATATATTATCAATCAATTCCTTTCTTTCATAGAAGAACTGTTCTCTGAAAGCTTCTCTGATACGTTTTACGATTGTAGAATAATTCATCTTAGCAAATTGTTCATTATAGGTATTTTTGTATAAGTCTCCTTCATTTATTTCAGCATTTGGATTACATACAAAATTACAAGAATCCATATAATCACATAATTCTGTGTATGGTTTATCTCCAATTTGATAAGTTATTGTTTCATTATCTTTCATAGTAGCAGTTTTTAATTCTATTTCTTGTCCTTGTGATAGTTCTGTTAGCTTTTCAAGAGTTAAATTATTTTGTCCTATATTTAATATGCAATCAACAGAATTCTCTTTTAATATGCGACTTACTTTGCCAATCTGAATAGCTTTATTTTCAGCATATCTATATACATATAAATCTGCTGTTTCTTCTTCTTCCTTGTAACTGCTGTGTAAATATATTTCTACGTTTCGTTCTTCAAATGGTAATGCACAATGACTTAAATTGCGAACTGTTCTACCGATAATTTGTTCTAATCTACTAGCATTATACCAGGGTTCTAATATATGCAATTGCCGTATGTTTTTGAAGTCTAAACCTTCTGCTGCTGCTTTTGTTATTAATACTACTTTTATTTTTTCACCATATTTATTATCAGGACTAATAATTTTTTTTAAATCTGCAGAATTATTTGGAGAAAAATTCTTATCACCTGTTATCATGACATATTTTGCTCCATTAAATGTATTTGTATATTCTTTGCTGTCATTATGCTCTGACTTAGATAACATAGATATTGAATCTATAGGATCAACAGGTGGATTATTGAATAAAGAAGTAGTATGACTAGATGTACCATATCTTGTAAAACCCATTTCTTCTAATGCTAGTGCAACTGGAACTACACCACTATCTATATACTGTGAATATATCATTATTATTCCCTTGGATTTTTTAATGATTTTACATATATTGCTAATCTTATAACTATATCTTGCAAGATAATCTGGAGCAAATATACGTCCATATTTTTCAACGGTTTCTGGTCTGTATTCAAATTTATTTCTTAACATATAAGGGCTTTTTGTCACTTTATAAGTCATTATTCTATTTAAACCTTGAGAACCTACCATATTATTTATAATATCTTCATTTTTATCCATATTAAATTCTTCGTTTTCAGTTACTTGTACTTCATCTTCATCTTCATTTCTTTCTTTCATATTTTTTTCTAACATATCGAATTCTTCATTTGGATATACAATATTCAATGATTGTATAGGATTTGTCAAAAGTGTATATCCAAAGGATTCCATGTTCTCAAAGTTTGGCATGTTTTTTTCTTCTCCTTGGAAAGTCGTAGTAAATACTTTATTACGTAGTTGTTGCATTATAAATTCATATACCTTATTCTGATAATCCCCAATTTTATTGACATAGACAGGCAAATGTTCCATAGGTTTCTCAATAGGTTTTTTATTCATTTGTACCTTAGGATAACTTCCTTCTTGTATAACACGTGTTTTATCAAATATTTCAGGATAAATTCTATAAGGGAAAGTATATGGATTTTCTCCACGTACATAAGAGACGTAACCAGTTAATTTACGTTTTAATAATTCTTTTCCACCTTCTATTTTACGACCATCATCTGTAATTTTCTCTTCTATAAAATTTCCTTCTTTATCAAATACTTCTTCTTCTCGTATTAATGATTTTTTATTAACAATATTTAATAAATTAGTTAGCCAAATAATTTCACGATATGAATTATACATAGGAGTAGCAGATAACAATAATAAACGTATATTTTCTGCATGTTTGCAAACATGCATTAACATAGCAGAAGTTTTCTTATTTTGTTTATTGCTCTGTATAGCAGATATGTTATGAACCTCGTCAATAATAATTAAACGATTATTAAAATACTTTTTAATATTTTCGCTTTCAATTATTTTCTTCTCAGATGCACTTAAACCTGCATTTTCATCAACCATTGTCTTTCGTTTAATGAAATTTGCAAATTCTCCATAACCCATAAAAATATAATATTGTTTAATTAAAGACTTTATTTGTGATATAATTTTTTCTTTTGATAAATTTTGTAATTGAATTGGATTCAGCTCTTTTAATAATTCATTTCCTACACACGTATTTAAATTCCAAACACCACCTTGCAATTCTAGTTTTCTTTCATCAAATAATTGATAAATAAAATTTGACTGTACATTAGGAGAGGCAACCACTATAATCTTTTGTGTAGAACCAATATTTTTAATATAGCTGCGCATCTCTTCAGAAATACCAATAGCTGAACATGTTTTACCAGTTCCTAATCCATGGTATAAAAGAAGACTATTATAAGGGGTTTGTATAGACATGAAATTACGTACAAATAACTGATGAGGCATTAACTCAAATTTTGCATTACACATTTTTTCGGCTTGTTCTTTTACATTATAAACTGTACCATCGTATTGAGTATCGTAAAATTCTTTTCTCTTTGTTATTTTTACATTAAAATTAGGATCATCTAATTCTGGATATAAAAATTCATAGTCATTGTTTTTTGACAAATATTCTCTATTAAGCAATTCTTTGTTTTTTAATGCTTCATTATATTCTTTGCTATCAACATCACTTGGAATCAGATCTACTTTTTCTTGTATATCCTTTAAACTTTCTTTTAGATCTACTTTATTCAATTCTTCTGTTTCTTTTTCTTCTTCAACAGGTTCTTTTGTTTCTTTTTCTTCTTCAACAGGTTCTTTTGTTTCTTTTTCTTCTTCAACAGGTTCTTTTGTTTCTTTTTCTTCTTCAACAGGTTCTTTTGTTTCTTTTTCTTTTTCTTCTTCATTTGATTCTTTTGCTTCTTCTTCTATTTGGGTATTATCACTATCCTGATTGCCTTTTAATAAATGCATCAATATTACCTTTTGAATAATTAACTCATCAGAATTATTTGCTCCAATTATATCCTTAATTAAATCTTTATTCTCTATTTCATCAATTAACTCTTTATTTTCTTGTATAAGGATCTTTTTATTTTTTTTACGGTCACTTCTCAAAGACTTTATTAAACTAATTTGTTTATTTAAAACATCATAATATTTTAACCATTTTTCATGTCTTTTCCAAGGAACAAATAACGAAATACTTTCTTTGTTATCAGTAATTTTAATTTCTATTGATGGTTTGCATATTTTTTTATCGTCTATAGTTTCACATCGATGATTTGGTGGGCATTTAGTTAATTCTCCTTTTTCATTAACACCACATGGAATATCATCATTCCCTCCACGATAAATTTTACGAGTAAGCTTTCTATTATTTCTAGGTAAGTTTTTTCGTGTTTTCATGTATAACTTTAATTAAAATATATGTATATATTTATTACATATATTTCTTTATTTATTGTGCATTAAAATATAACAAAGGATAAGATTTTAGAGTATGATATATGTTTGTTAGTATCCGTTTTTTTTCTAAATTATACGAGCGTATAACTTTCATACAATCTTCATATGATTTCCATTCCATTTTTCCTACTTCGGATTTCTGAAAATTATTAGTTTGGAGAGTATCACTTGTTTTCATATAAGCTATAAAATATTTATGTTTGTAAGACTTATAATTTGATCCTGTAAATATTTCTTCGAATGGAAAAATATTTTTTACATTATAGATGTCTTTCTTTAAATAACCGGTTTCTTCACAAAATTCTCTAACTGCACAATCATAATCTTTTTCTTGAAAGTTACGTCTTCCTTTTGGGAATCCCCATTCTTGTTCTTTCCAAGAAACGGAATTATTGCATTCTTCTATAATGGAGTTTAATGAATATGTATTATTCTTTACGGTAACACCTTTTTTCAAAGTGTTAAACTTTTCTTTTGATACTGTTTCTTCATTTTTATATTGATTTGATACATTATTATCCCCCCATACCTTTATCCATAATTCTTGAAAATTCATTTTTTTTAATAATTCTTTTTCATTAGTTGTCATTTGTAAAACCATATTTTTTATATAATCTTTATTATACAATGAATATTTACCACGCATAAAATCAATGAATCCTAACGTATCCTTTCTTCTTATCATAAGAAATTGAATGTTACCATTATGATATCTAAAAGCCACTATCCCTGAACTAGTAATAGGGGTTTTACATTGATTATATAAATGTCCTTTTTTTCCACAATTATTGCAATATAATTCACTCATAAATTAAATTTATTCTATTAGATTATAATCCAATATCTTTATATAATTATAGTTAAATAGCATGTTTTTTGACCCGTCAGTTTGGGGACCACATTATTGGTTCTTTTTACATACCATTGCAGAATCATATCCTTTACATCCAAATGAGGTTACAAAAAAAAAATATTATGATCTTATTCAAAATTTACCTATATTTATTCCGATAGATGAAATAGGTAATTATTTTAGTCAATTATTAGATAAATATCCAGTATCACCTTATTTAGATAATCGTGATTCGTTTGTTCGTTGGATGCATTTCATACATAACAAAATTAATGTTCGATTAGGAAAACAAGAAATATCATTACCAAGAGCTCTCGAATTATATAGAGAAGAATATAAGCCAAAACCTATCTATTTAGCCGAAAAGATAAATTGGAAAAGGCATTATTTATTGGTATTTATTATAGCTATATTGTTAATACTTATCTATATTTGGTATGAATAACAATAATTTCTTATAATATTATAACTATAATGAGATTAGAGTTGATATTAATATTAATAGCAGGGTTTATTATGGCAAATATTTATACAGATGGTAAATACACGAAGTTATTGTTGTCATGGAAAAAATATTATCAAATGGCAGGTGTTGCATTTGCAGCATTAATGTTATATATATTATTGAAAAAGAACCCTTTAAGAGCTCGTGAAATAGTAACTGCATCAAATGATTATATAAAATATTTACCTATAGACAGAAATACATCTAATATTATTTCTCCAATTTTAGATTTTACCAGCAAACAGCAATTTACAAATAATCAGCATAATCATCCTCAAGGACAACCTTATAATTATCCTATAGTGCCTATGAATCAGCAAAAAGCGGAAACTAGAATTTTGAATTCAGGTAAAAAAGCTACAAAAAGATCTGTTAGTGAAACAAAAAAAAAATTTGTAGCAGCTAGACAAGATTGGAAATGTGGAAATTGTAAAAATAAACTGCCAGCTTGGTTTGAAGTAGATCATAAGACTAGATTAGAGTATGGTGGAAGTAATCATGTGGATAATTTAGTTGCATTGTGTAGAGATTGTCACGGTGAAAAAACTGCTATGGAAAATCTTTAGCTGAATAAATTATTTGATAAACGTTGATACTTGTTATCAAATAATAAAAATATAATAACCTATTATAATAAGAATGGATGAAAAACGTAATTTAAATTTTAAACAAACAATAACAAATGCTGTTAATAACATACGTAGTAAAACTACTAACACAATGTCAAAGGTAAATGAACAAGCAAATACATTATATAAACAGCAAAATGCTTTTGGTAATCCAACTGTAAATGATCTTTATATAAATATAATTTTCTTTTTTGTTTTAACGGTTGTTGTTGTAAATGATTTACAATTATTAAATCAGGATAATGATGATCCCCATTATAATAAAAATATAGATAAAGCAAAAACAGGTATATCTAGTATATTATTAGTTTGCGTGTTAGGATATATTATATATAATTTTACTGCAAATGAAAGTAATAATGTAAGAATATATTATTATTCATTTTTAATTGCAGCTTCAAGTCTATATGGTTATTTATCAATGTCTCATTATAAAGCATTTATGTATTTGATGAAATTATTAGTTTTTTGTATTGTAATAGTTGCAATGGCTATTATTTTTAGTGCCTTTACTAACTTTTTTAAATCTTTAAGAGGATATACAAGTTTTATAGTGTATTTATTATTTTATATTCCATGTCTATTATTAGATTTGGTAACTTATATATTAAGCGAGTTTAAATCTACTACTAATCCTGTATTAATATTATTCATAATAGAGTTAGCATTATTATTATTATATGTTTATTTTCCTAAAATAAAGCAGTATTTTGCATTCAAAGATGGAGAAAATGTGTTAGAAAAAATGGTATTATTAAATGAGGAAAACATATTCGACATTAACGATCTAATACTTAAAGATACAAAAGATATTTCTATTGTTGAAAATGGTGAAAAATCTGTTAATCGTAATTACGGATTATCTATGTGGGTTTTTTTAAATAATTATTCTATCAGTGAAAGTGCATATAACAAAGAATCTTTAATTTTTGATTATGGAAATGGAAAACCAAAAGTCACATTTTTTAACGATCAAAATGATGTTCATAAAATGGATACATATCGTTTTTATTTCTCTAATCAATTAAATGAAACGAATCACAATACAAATTTTTATGAAATTAATATGCCTAGTCAAAAATGGAACCACATTTTCTTTAACTACACTTCTCGTAATGTAGATTTATACATTAATGGTAAATTAGAGAGGACATTTAACTTGAAAAATAGCGTACCTAGTTATAACATTGGCGATGTTATTAGAACTGGAAGTGACAATGGTTTAAGTGGAGCTATTTCAAATATTCGTTATTACAACGCAAATATGTCTAGACGAGACATTGTTAATATATATAATATGCTATTGAATAAAAATCCACCTGTAAATAATTTATAAGTATTTATTATATATGTCTGCTGTTGTTATAATTTTAGGAGTAATAGTAATTATATTGATTTACTTTCTAATACGTGTTGTTGGTAGTGCTTCTACACAATTAACTGCTACTGCTAATTTAAATGATGATATTACGCCCATACCTATTATGAATAACCCTACTAGCACAAAATACGCCTATGGATTATGGATGTATGTAAATTCTTGGGATATGGGTTCCGCAAAAACAATCTTTGCAAGAGGTGATAATATAGAATTGTATTTAGATAATAGTTCTCCTGTTTTAAATTGCAATATTACAATGTCAAATGATACTACAAAAACAATTGAAATCACTGATAACTTTCCATTACAAAAATGGGTTCATGTTATAGTAAATGTTGATAATCAATACGTTGATTGCTATATAGATGGAAAACTTGTAAAATCGGTAAGAGTTTATATTGATAATGAAAATAGTGGAATTAAAGTACCAAAACAACCTCCTCAAGGTGGAAAAGATGGTATTAAAATGAAACTAGGAGGTACGTCTCGTTATGATGCTTATATTACCAAATTTAAACATTGGTCTTCTTCCGTAAATCCTGAGACTGCATGGACTACATATATGGAAGGGAACGGACAAAGCACATTTAAAAACTGGATGTCTTCTTATGGTTTAGACGTACTACTTAAAAAAGATAATGTAGAACAAACAAAATTTTCATTATTCTAATTTTATTATAAATCGTTTTATAGTTATATTATATATTATATAACGATTATGAATTATCAGCCTTCTCAACCAACTAATGGAAATAATTTACAAATGTCTGATACTGTAAAGAATGTGGGTGAAAACGTATCTAATACTTTTCAAAATATTGGTGACTCTATTAAAGAATCGATTAGTGGTTTTTCAGATCAAACACAAGTAATGGTTAGCGACTCTGTTGAATCCAGTAGTGGTTTCTTAGAATCGAATACATTATTTGCAAAATTTGCATTTGTGATGTTAGTAGTAATAGTGTTTATTTTCTTATTAAGTTTAGGAATTATGTTGATACAATATTTTACAACTCCTTCTAGTAATCCTTATTTAGTAAAAGGTATGGTGGAAGGAAATGCAGCAATAACAATTCCTCAAGACCCTACAAAAAGTGATCATATTCCGATTTTAAGATCAAACAATGAAAAGACCGGTTTAGAATTTACATGGTCTTCTTGGATTTATATTAATGACATGAATATAGGTGATGATCTTCAAAAATTCCAACATATTTATCATAAAGGTAATGATTCTTTCGACAATAATGGTGTTGCTGATGTTACTAACGGTCCTGGTTTATATTTAAAACAAAAAGTAGGGCGTAATGATGAAGAACCAAATACTGCTTCTTTATTTGTTATTATGGATACCAAGACGGGAAAAACTAATAATGCAGAGAATTCATTAGAAGTTAAAGATATCCCTTTGAAAAAATGGGTTAATGTCATAGTGAGAATGAAAAATACTGTTCTCGAAGTATATATTAATGGAGTTGTTTCGGGTAGATTACAATTCCAAGAAGTTCCTATTCAAAACTATTATGATGTACATGTAGGGAAAAATAATGGTATAAATGGAAAAATATCTAATTTGCGTTATTACAAAGAAGCTCTTTCTATTTTTGATATTAATAATATTATAACTGCTGGTCCAGATATCCGTTCTTTCAATTATGATATGAAAAAGATGAGTAACTATAATTATTTATCTAATTTATGGTATACCGGAAAATTGTATTAAGTTATGTTTTTATGAATAAAATTATATATTTGATATTTATAAGTAATAAAAATTATAAATGTCTAATGATACTATCAAAACTGCTTGTGAACAAAGAAAATTCAATATGTTATTTAATATACCACCAGTAAGAAATGAAGTTGTGTCTCCTTATCCAGCCTATACAAAAAATCAACTTGATATGCGTCGAAAAACCGAAATTTTAAAATACAATAAACAATCTACACAATCAAGAAGCCTTACTAAAAAGGAAAAACAAGCTCAGATATTAAAAGGTAATTATAGAGGAACTTCTTTATATTGTCCTAACGATTATACAGTAGTAGCCAAGACCTCTAGTTGTGATGTACCAGGACCTATAATTGAATTAGTAGAAGATAAAAGTGTTCCTTTATATAATTATTTACCAAAGAGATTTGCTAATGCACTTGAGGCTTCAGATAACTTAGACGAATGGTCTTTTTATATATCTTCTAATGTTAATTGTCCATCTGGTTTAAATAATATTACAAATATAGCTACTTTGTTAATTCGTAAAGCAATTAAACAAGAATTATATACTTATACCTATATCAATCCCATTATATTTGTTATTTCTGGAAATAATATACCTATTAACTCTACTGGAATTGTAGTAAGTATAGATGTTAATAATATAGATTCAAATATATATTATGGAGATAACAATATAACTAATGATACCAGTTCTATTTCATTTGAAAATACTACCATGGAAGTTAATTTACAACCAAGTAATGATATTACTACGGATACATATAATTATTCAGCGTCTATTTATGTTGGATATATGACAATATCAAATATATATTTAAATACTTCTCCTGGTTTTTCATACAATATAGGAATCACATATAATGCTAGTAAGAGTTTAAATACTTCTAATTTAGACGATGATACTACGTTTGACATTTCAACGGATACTACTACTATTCTAAATAATACTTCATTTTCTATTGTTGCTAATGTAAATGACGAATATACAATAGAAGATTCCATTAATTGTACTATTAATACTAATAGCAGTTCGTCCGAAAAAACAATAACTTTTTCAGGAATATAACAATATAAATATATTTTTATTATATTGCTATAAAATGGATCGTATTGAACAATTAGAAAAGGTTCAAAAAGAGGGTCTAGAGTTATTTAAAGTAAAAAATAGAGATTATGGCGATGCTTTTGCAAAATATGGTGTTATCGGTGTTCTTATGCGTATTGAAGATAAAATACAAAGATCTATGTCTATTACAAAAAATGGTGTCAATTTGGTAAAAGATGAAGGCATACGTGATACTCTTATTGATTTACATAATTATGCTGCTATGGCTATTATGTTAATGGATGAAAAATAAAAAATATATATGAAACTCTACAGCTATAATTTTTATGTCGTAAATTCATACTTTTCTCTGCACAATGGACATTTTTCACATTTAGATTTACAATTATTACAAATATAGTGAAAACATAACGGTATCCGTACGTTTTCTTTTTGTATAGGTTCATAACATACTGGACAATCTTGCAATATTGTGGTTTCTGCATATATTTTTGACATTTTATCCTGTAATCTTGTTTGAATATCTTTTACACGACTACGTTCTGATAGGTATTTTTTTTTACAGCTTTCATATTTTCGTTTATATAAATCAGCTTTATCTTTTAATTCAAGTATTTCGTTGTGACATTTTTCTAATTCTGTTAATGTTACAGGAAATGGTAAATGGTCTTTATGATATACTACATCAAATTCTAAAGATGATACAGGATCGCGGTCATTAGAACGAGTATATACATATATATAGGAAAGCTTTTGACGTCTTCCACCAGATAATACACCAGATATTTCATATGGTTCAAAATAATTTTCCATATGTTCTACTAAGGCGTTTGTTGTTGGTAAAATATCAACCACATTTTCACCTGTATTGAACATTGATTCTGCACTACCAAATATTTCAAGCTTATATTCATGAACGCAACGAGTTTTATTTCTTGTTTTGTTAGTTAAATTATAATCTAAATGGTATTTTACATCATTTATTTCTAGATTATTCATATATACTGTAAAACAATCTTTGAATTTTTCATCACGAGTTTTAATCGTCATTATTTTATGTTTCTTGATATAATGTTTTATATAAATATTATATCAATTTTTCTTATTTATTTATTTTGAAGTAAGATCTTTATATTCTTGTTCTAAGTTTTCTAATTCAACACTTCTTTCTTGGAATGATTTTATTAAATAAGGCACCAAATTAGATGTAGCCACACCTTTATAAGTTGATCCATCAGGATATGTATTTGTATTTACCAATTCTGGTAATATTTCTTCTACTTCTTGAGCAATAAACCCTACTTGTTTTTTATCATCGTCTTCTTTTTGAGTTTTCCATTTGTATGTTGCTGGTTTCAAACGAAGTAGTTTTTCATTTGCATCTATTAATCCAGAAATATTTGTTTTTAATGTAATATCAGATGTTGATGTAAATGTAGTAGCACCGGAAGCCATATAAACACCTGTTTTATTTTGATTTACAATATTAAATACGTTAGAAGGACTCTTTCCTGCTGTAAAATAGTTTGTTCCTTCTTGATTGGTATATAACGTATATGCACCATAATTATTATTAGAACCATCTAATATAATTACGTTACCTGGTACTATCAAATTACTATTTAAGCTTATATCTGTTGAAAACGTTCCAGATGAATTTACATCACTATGTATGGTTTGATTATCACTATTGTTGTATGTAGAATCGTCTGTATGTACAAATAATTTACTATTCATAGAAACGTCTTCGGTTAAATCACTTGAAATTGTAGTAACATTTTCTGACCCAACTTGTAATGTACCTGTGATAGTTAAATCTGTAGTATTTACAGTATTTAAATTTGCATTACCTATGATTGTCAAATCATCAGAAATATTAGCTGTACCACTAACAACTAAGGAGTTGTTGCTTTCTGGAGTTCTATTTATACCTACACCTACACGCGTATCGTTTGTTAATTTTAAAGAACTTGGACCATAACCTTGCCAATAGATTTCACTGATTTGATAATATACAATACTACTTGGATTATATAAATATATATAATATGTATTACTATAACCAGTATTTGAACTGAAACTAAGAGTTTTCCAACCATTTGATAATCCTGGATTTCCACTATAAATAAGGGTTCCACTAGAACCACCTCTTCTTACCTGCCATGACTGAGCTCTATGATTATTATAAACTGTTAAACTGGTTGCTCTAAAAGATACGGGGAATGTAAATGTTAATCCAAGAACAGAATTCGATACAAACAATCTAGCACTATTTGAAAAATTCGTTCCATCATATAAGCACCTGGGCCAATACGTACTGCTAGTATTATTATAATTATGCTGTGTAATAGTATAAGTACCATTACCGTAACTTTGACCAGAAACTGTTCCAGCATGATAGCTTATTGAATTACTTTGATGACTAGATAAAGGTCGAATTGGTGGTAAAGTCAAATATATTTCTTCAGGCTCGGGTTCAGGTTCAGGCTCGGGTTCAGGTTCAGGCTCGGGTTCAGGTTCAGGTTCGGGTTCAGGTTCAGGCTCGGGTACAATTTCTGTTGATCCAGGGCCATCTTTTGCATTAAAAAGATGACCTGAAGTAAAATTCCACCATCCCCAGCCACCTTGTCTAAAATCAACCATATCAAAAGTATAAGTAGCATAAGCGTCTATACTTACACCACTATACATATGGCTACTATTAAATACACGTTGTGTCATAGTATTAGTAGCAGTAGGGCTAGTATAATGTCCAATATACTTGTTATCACTTACTCTTCTTAAACATATACCATAAAAACCACCAGAGCTTGTGCTTGTATATGGTGTCCATGGAGAACTAGGTGTATTTGTAATTGAACCATTATTAGTACCTGCACCAACCATAGATATGTTAAAATACCAATTACTTTTCAAATATACTTCTGGAGATCGGAAAATAGCTGTTTGTGTGTTACTGTCTCTTGTACTATAACCAGTATGAGCCCAATAATATCCACTTAAACTGCTTCCCCATGTTTGATAACTCCAATGACTAGCTCCTTCATTAGTGAAACCTGTAAATGTAGTACCATAATTGTAATCTACAGTATTGGCAGCTGCCTCAGGTTCAGGTTCGGGTTCAGGTTCAGGTTCGGGTTCGGGTTCGGGTTCAGGTTCGGGTTCAGGTTCGGGTTCGGGTTCGGGTTCGGGTTCGGGTTC